CAGTGCCGTGGATGCGGTTGCGGAGAGCATCCGCCAGTGCGGATACATTGCGCCGATCATCGTTGACGAGGATGGCGTGATTTTAGCCGGACATACGAGGTATAAGGCTCTCCAAAAACTCGGGAGAGACTGGGCCGAGGTCATTGTAAAAGACGGGCTGACTGAGGAGCAAAAGAAAAAGTACAGGCTTTTGGATAACAAGACCGGAGAGCTGGCGAGCTGGGATTTTGATTTGCTGTCGAATGAAATAGAAGGTCTGGATTTTGAAGGACTTTCTCTTGGCTGGGAGGTGTACGGGATAAGCGATAAAGAACTTAACGACCTCATGAGCGAAGAGGTAGAGATGCGGACCAAAAAGAAGACTATGGTTGTCGTTGAAACAGAAACAAACGAGGAAGCGGAAGCCGTGGCGAATGTGCTGAAAGAAAACGGATACTCTCCGCGAATAAAAACCTCATGAATATTTTTTTGGCCGGCAACATCGGCAAAAAAATACCAAACGAATATATACAGTACAAGGCGCCGTTTGTACTGCAAACGTTTTTTGACATGATGTTTTGGGACGAAGAACTTTGCAAAAAGGCGATCAGAACGCCAAAGATGTTTTTTTTGGACAGCGGCGCGTTTTCATTTATGAACAGCGCAAAATCCGTGGATTTCTCAAAGTATCTTGACCAATATGTTTTGTTTGTGAACAGGTTTAATGTACAATACTTTTTTGAACTTGATCTTGATGTTGTGATTGGCGTGCAGGAAACGCAAAAGATGACGAGGTATCTGGAAAAAAAGACGCAAAGGCAGTGCATTTCGGTGTTTCACGCATGCAGAAAGATGGATGGATGGCGTCAGATGATAAGAGAGTACAAATACGTTGCCATTGGCGCATCTGGGATAACGGATGAATGCAAGTGGGTAAACAACACGAAGCTTCTTAGAACCCTTGTAACCATGGCGCATCAAAATGGATGCAAGGTTCACGGGCTTGGGTACACAAGGCTCTCAAACATCAACAACACAACCGTTCCGTTTGACAGTGTTGACAGTTCCGCTTGCCTTAGTGGGGGCAGGTATGGAACTGTGTACAGATTTACCGGAACGGAACTTGTTTCAAAATCCATAAAAAACCGGGTAAAAGATTATAAGACATTAAACACCCACAACGTGAAGGAGTGGATAAAAATGTCAAATTACAAGGCGGGGATAAAATGAAAAAAACTAAAAGCATTTGCATCGGGGCGGTAATTGCTGCTCTCTATGTCGCACTCACGTTGGTTAATCCTATCTCGTGGGCATCCATGCAATTCAGGGTCAGCAATATTCTTTGCGTTGTTCCGCTTGTGAACAAAAAGATTGCTCCTGGCATACTGGTCGGAATAGCCATTTCAAACGCTTTCAGCCCATTGGGATTAGTTGATGTTCTTTTTGGCGTCCTTGCGGAGGGTGTCGCGTATGCGCTTTGCGTGTATGGACCGTTGAACAAAATAAGTTTGTGGAAAAAGGCTGCTATTCTTTCTTTGTCTGTATCCATGATTGTTGGCGCTGAACTTACTCTGGCTTATTCAATTCCCTATTTTGTCAACGTTGCATCTCTGTTTGTTTCTACTTCGGTAATTCTTGGCATTGGGGTTGCTGTGTTTTCGAAAGGACCTATGCGCTCGATAATGGAGAGAATATAATGAAAAAGCTGGCTTGGAAAAAGAGAATAAGAGACGACTGCATCCGGGCCGGAACCTATGCGGAGTGGTGCGAGAGCATAATCGACACTCTGGCAGCTATCCTTGAGAAGCGGGACGCGGCGGAGGAGCAGTACAAGCAACTCAAAAGCTTGCCCATTATTGTCCATACCAATAAGGCTGGGGCGGCAAATCCAACTAAAAATCCAGCCCTGGTTTTGTGGAATGACCTCAATACAACCGCTCTGGCGTACTGGCGGGACTTGGGGCTAACTCCGAGCGCATTTCGGAAACTGACTGGAGATGCGCCAAAAAAAGAGAGGATAAGTGGTCTTGCGGCCGCGCTCAAATCTCTTGAAGGCTAAAAATTGGCCGGAGGTCCTCGAGTACGCCGAAAGCATTCGGGCTGGTCGAAAAGCGGCGTGCATGGAGTTGCGCCAAGCTGTGAATCGGTTCTTTTCGGACCTCGACAATCCCGAGTACTGGATGGATAGCAAAGCACCTGAGTTTTGCATCCAGATCATCGAAAAAACGATCTGCCACCAGCAGGGGGAGAAGCTGGACGGCACGCCGCTGCGTGGGACGCCGTTCAAACTCGAGCCGTTCCACAAATTCATCATTTACAATCTTGTGGGCTTCAAGCTGCGCGGGACGGATGCCGTCCGATTCCACGAAGCGCTGATTTTTATCCCCAGAAAAAACATTAAGACAAGTTTTGCCGCGGCGCTTTCCTGGGCGCTCTCACTCCTTTACCGGCGCAGCGGGTCAAAAACCTACATCGCGTCGGCGGCGCTGATGCAGTCGCTGGAGAGCTTTAACTTTCTGGACTACAATGTCCGCCGGATGGGTGAGGACGCAAAAAGCGGCGGGTCTGTCAAAATCATCGACAACAACAATGAGCACTCCATGGAGGCCACGCTTTCGGACGGCTCTTTTTTTATTCGCGCGCTGGCGGCGAACCCGGACGCGCAGGATTCGCTCAACTGCAACATTGCGATTTGCGACGAGATTCACGCTTTCAAAACGCCGAAGCAGTACAACCTTTTTAAAGAGGCCATGAAAGCCTACACCAATAAGCTGCTGATCGGCATCTCGACCGCGGGCGACAACGAGCAGGCATTTCTTGGGCAACGGCTGAAATATTGCCGAAAGGTGCTGGACGGCACGGTGAAGGACGAGCAGTACTTTATTTTTATGTGCTGCGCAAATCCGGATGAAAACGGAAATATCGATTACACAAACCCAATTGTGCATGAAATGGCAAACCCGGCCTACGGCGTGAGCATTCGTCCGGATGAAATTTTGAACGACAGCCTGCAGGCGCAGAACGACCCGCAGCAGCGTAAAGACTTTTTTGCGAAAAGCCTGAACGTCTACACGAACGCGGTCAAGGCGTATTTTGACATCGAGGAGTTCCGGCGGAGCGACGCCAAGTATAGCTGGACGCTCGAAGAGTTGGCAAGGTTGGCGATTGACTGGTACGGAGGCGCGGACTTGTCGAAGCTCCATGACCTGACGGCTGCGGCGCTTTTTGGACATTACAAAGGTGTAGACATCGTGATCACGCATGCGTTTTTCCCGGTTGTCGCCGCGCATATCAAGGCGGAGCAGGACAACATTCCGCTTTTTGGTTGGCAGGACGACGGCTGGCTCACGATGTGCAACAGCCCAACCGTTAACCATGCGGACGTGGTCAGCTGGTTCGTGGATATGCGGAAACGGGGGTTCAAAATCCGGCAGGTCGGGCACGACCGAAAGTTCTGCCGCGAGTATTTCATAGGCATGAAATCGGCGGGCTTCCAGGTCGTCGATCAGCCACAGTATTTTTACAAAAAGTCGGAGGGCTTCCGGCATATCGAGCAGAGCGCAAAAAACGGCACTCTTTTTTATTTGCACTCGGAAGCCTACGAGTATTGCGTGGAAAACGTGTCCGCCGTCGAAAAGACGGATGACATGATCCAATACGATAAGGTGCAGCCGGAACACCGCATCGATCTTTTTGATGCGTCGGTGTTTGCCTGCATCCGATACCTCGAAAGCCTTGAGAAAAACAGGGCGGCGAAGAAATGGTGGGGTGAAACTTGAGCAAAAAGAAAAGAAGCAGGCCTGCGCCGCGCGCCGAGCCGGTGCGCAGGAGCATCGCCTTTGCGGGCGCAGACCTGTGGGAATCTATCGAGTGCCGGGGCTATGTGAGCCTTGCGCAAAATCCCGAGATCTGCACGGCAGTGGACACGATCGCGCGGCTGATCGCAAGTATGACCATACATCTGATGGAAAACACGGAGACCGGTGACATCCGGGTCAAAAACGAGCTGAGCCGCAAGGTGGACATCAGCCCGAACAACAACATGACCCGCGCGGCGTTTATCCACTGGATTGTCAAGACACTGATGCTCGAAGGAAACGGAAACGCGGTGGTGTGGCCGGAAACGCGGCGCGGCATTCTGCGCGACCTCAAACCGGTGCCGCCAGCTTTTACAGCGTTCGTCCCGGAGGGCGTGTGGGATTACCGCGTGGTGATTGCCGGACAGGAGTACGACCCGAACGACGTGCTGCACTTTGTCCTAAATCCCGGAAGCTATTATCCGTGGAAAGGCGAGGGCTACCGTGTCGCGCTGACAGACGTCGCGAACAATCTCAAGCAGGCGGCCACCACGGAAAAAAGCTTTATGTCCAGCAACTGGAAACCGAGCATCATTGTCAAGGTGGATGCGCTCACGGACGAATTTGCGAGCGCGGAAGGGCGTAGCAAGCTCCTGCGCGAGTATATCGACACAGCGCAGGCGGGAGAGCCATGGATGATCCCGTCCGAGCAGTTCAGCGTGGAGCAGGTCCGGCCGCTCACGCTCTCCGATCTTGCGCTTGCGGATTTCGTGCAGCTCGATAAGCGGACGGTGGCGGCCATTCTTGGCGTGCCGCCTTTTGTTCTGGGTATCGGGGATTTCCACCGAGACGCATGGAACAACTTTATCAGCTCCACGATCATGCCGGTCGCGAAGAACATCGAGCAGGAAATGACCAAAAAGCTCCTGTACAATCCAGATTGGTTTTTTCGGTTCAACGCGCGGAGCCTCTACAACTATGATCTGCGCGACCTTGCAGCGGTGGCGAACGATCAGTATGTACGCGGGATTATGACCGGAAACGAGGTGCGCGACTGGATCGGACTTTCTCCGCTCTCCGGCCTCGACGACCTTGTGATTCTCGAAAACTACATCCCGCGAGGGATGATCGGAGATCAAAACAAACTGAACGGAGGTGACAACACATGATGTATAAACGCACGGCTATGGCGCGGGGTGGCGATTTCTGTACCCGTGCCGAGGGCGGAAATCTCTATATAGAGGGGTATTTCGCCGTATTCGGGAGCCGGTACGAGCTCTGGGATGGCGCATATGAGACGATCGAGCCCGGCGCATTCGACGGACAAACGAATGGAGATGTCCGGGCGCTCGTTAACCACGACACGACACTTGTGCTCGGCCGTACAACGGCGGGCACGCTTTCGCTGCGTGTGGATGAGCGGGGGCTTTGGGGCAGCGTCACGATCAACCAACAGGATCAGGATGCAATGAACCTTTACGAGCGTGTGAAGCGCGGCGACGTGAATCAGTGCTCTTTCGGATTTGACATCCTCGATCAGGATGTCGATTACAAGGACGGTGTGCCGACGGTGTGGCGGATTAAGGCCGTGAAGCTCTACGAGGTTTCCGTCGTAACGTTCCCGGCTTATGAGGACACCTCCGTAGAGGCGCGCCGGAAAGATTTTGAGCAGGCAAAAAAACGCAGAAAAGAGGAATGGCAGGCAAGGATGAAAAGCCGCCTGAAAGGAGAAGACAATGGCACTTAAAGCAATCATGCTGCGCCGCAGCATTGAAAAGAAGCAGGCCGAGTTGGAAGCGATCCGTCAGAGGGACGCGGAGTTTTCCACGCGTGAGGCTGAGCTTGAGACAGCGATCAACGAAGCAGAAACGACGGAGCAGGAGCAGGCCGTCACCGAAGAGGTAGAGACCTTCGACGCGGACAAGACTGCGCACGAAGCAAAAAAGGCTGCGTTGGCAGGAGAGATCGAGGGCCTTGAAGCGGAGCTTTCCGAGGTCGAGGCAGCTGCTCCGACCAGAAGCAAAGAAAACCATCTCACAAAAGAAAGGACGGAAAGAAAAATGGAAACCAATATCAACATCCGCGCGCTGCCCATGAGCCGACGTGCGTTTGACGCGCTGCCGATGGAGCAGCGCAGCGAAATTGTCGCCCGAGAGGACGTACGCGAATTTTTTGCGCAGCTGCGCAGCATGAAGGGCCAGCAGCGCGGCGTATCCGGCGTGGAGCTCACGATCCCGGTCGTTTTCCTCGACATGATCGCGGAGAACATGTACAGGTATTCGAAGCTGCTGAACCGTGTACGTATCCGCAACGTCAACGGCGAGGCGCGTCAGACCATTGCCGGTACGGTGCCGGAAGCGGTGTGGACGGAGATGTGCGGCGCGATCAACGAGCTGACCTTTGTCTTTAACCAGGTCACGCTCGACGGCTTCAAGGTCTCCGGCTATGTGCCGGTGTGCAACTCGATCCTCGAGGACAATGACATCAACCTTGCAAGCTGGATCGTGGAGATGCTCTCCGAGAGCATCGGCCTCGCGCTGGATAAGGCGATCCTGTACGGCAAGGGTGCGGCAAGCAAGATGCCGCTCGGCATCGTGACCCGCCTCGCGCAGACCTCGAAGCCCTCCGATTATCCGGCAAATGCGCCGAAGTGGGTCGATCTCCACACCAGCAACATTCTCAAGGTGGACAGCACGGCAGAACCGATCACTTTCTGGTCCGCGTTGGCTGTCGCAGCCGGCAACACCTTCACACGCTACAGCCGCGGCCGCCAGTTCTGGGCGATGAACAGTAAAACTTACGCCAAGCTTCGCGCGAAGTTGATCGCGTTTAACTACGAGGGCGGTCTTGTCGCGCAGTTCCCGGGCACGATGCCGGTCGTCGATGGCGACATCGATGTGCTCGAGTTTATCCCGGACGGCGACATCATCGGAGGCTACGGCGATCTGTACCTGCTCGCGCTGCGCGCCGGTATGACAATCGAGTCTAGCCGTGAGGTGCAGTTTATCCAGGACAACACCGTTTTCAAGGGTAAGGAGCGCGCGGACGGTATGCCGGTCATTCCGGGCGCATTTGTTGCGATTAACATCAACAACGCGGCGGTCACGACCGTGATGGACTTTGCCGCAGATACCGCAAACGACGCGCAGCTTACCGCGCTGGCAGTCGGCACAGAGACGCTGTCGCCCGTGTTTGCAACGGGTACATACAGTTATACGCTCGCGCCCACCGGAACGAGTGCAAAGATCGAGGCAACCAGCAGCCAGCCGGGCGCGAAGGTGGCAATCAGCTACAACGGGCAGAACGTGCGCAATGGCGGCACAGTGACATGGCTGACGGACGGCGCAGCGCATCCGCTTACGGTCACGGTTACGCAGGGCAACGCAGTGCGCGTCTATACGGTCTCGGTAACAAAGTCTGCGGGCTAAAAAACAAGGAGGTAAGCGGCGTTGACGTTGACGGATGAAGACATTTTGGAGATTTTGAAGGTTGATCTGCAGGTTTCAAGCTCTGCGCTCGACCTGTATCTGCTTGTATTGATCACATCGGCCAGAGCCTACATCACGCAGGAGGGCATCACGCTGGCGGATACGGCGCAGGATGCAATGCTCGTCGAAATGTATGCCGCTTACCTGTACCGCCGCCGACGCGAGGAAAACGTGCAGATGCCGCGCATGCTGCGGTGGGCACTGAACAACCGGCTTTTCAGCCAGAAGGGGGAGGCAGATGGATGATCTTATTTTGCTGATCTCTGAAAGCTATAGAAAAGACGCGATCGGAAACGTCACGGTGACGGAGACAACAACGTCGGTATGGGCGCACCTGCAGTCGGTCACGAGGGCAGAGTGGGCAGACGCCGGACAGAACGGCCTGCAGCCGCAGCTTGTCGCCGTGACGCCGATCGTAAATTACAGCGGCGAGCAGATCGTACAGATCGGCTCGGGCAAAAATGCGCGTCGGTATGCCGTGTACCGCACCTACTTAGACCCGGACAACGACAGCATTGAGCTGTATCTCGAACGGAAGGCGGGTGTAGCGCGTGGCGCGGAAAATCCGGTTACAGGAGCTTGAGATCGAGATCGTGAAAGAACTCAAGGCTTACAGCGACGAGGTCGCCGAAGGTATAAAAAAAGCGGTGAAGGACGTGGCAAAAGAAACGGTCCGCACGTTGAAAGCGACATCCCCGCGAAGCAAAATGAGTGGACCCGGCAAGTATGCGGACGGCTGGACGTCCAAGGTGGAGTTTGAAAGCCCAGAGGACATCCGAATGCGCATATCTAACCGCACAAAGCCGCAGCTCACGCATCTGCTCGAAAACGGGCATGCGACGGTAAACGGTGACCGCGTGGACGGCAGGCCGCATATCCGCCCGGCCGAGCAGGCTGCTGCAGATAAGCTCGTGGGTGCCGTGAAGGTGGTGATTAAAAAATGACGCTGGAGAATCTATATCAGCTTTTGAAAAGCACAGGTCTGCCCGTAGTATACAGGGCATGGCCGATTGACGGAGCGCCTGAGCTGCCGTACATCTGCTATCTCGCCGCCTACAGCAACAACTTTTCGGCGGACGGCGTCGTATACCAGCCGATCGATCATGTGCAAATTGAGCTTTACACGAAAGATAAAAATCCAGAAGCGGAGGGCAGGGTTGAAAGCGCCCTGTCCTCACTCTTTTGGGACAAATCGGAAACTTATATTGACACGGAGAAATGTTATCAAATTTTGTACGAAGTTGAGGTGTAACAATGGCGACAAACGAAAACAAGGTGCAGTTTAATATCAAAAACGTGCACTACGCGGTGATGACCGCAGACGGCGAAACGCCGACGTGGGAAAATCCGGTCCCTGTGCCGGGCGCCGTGAATCTGTCGCTCGAGGCGAGCGGCGAGATCACGCCGTTTTACGCGGACGGCGTTGTGTACTACAAATCCAGTTCTAACAACGGATACGAGGGCGACCTTGAAATGGCGCGATTTATCGACAAGATGCTGCAGGATGTCTGGGGATACGTGCTCAACGCCACCGACAAAACGATCATTGAGAATGTGGGTGTTGAGCCGAAGAGCTTTGCGCTCCTTTTCCAGATCGACGGCGACGCCGACAACGATTTGTACTGCATGTACAACTGCACGGGCACGCGCCCGGGCATTGTCGGCGCGACGAGTACAGACACCAAGGAGCCACAGACGCAGACCAGTACGATTTCCGCGACGTCTCTCGAGAACGGAAACGTCTTTGCACGTACAACCAGTGAGACGCCGGAGAGCGTTCGCACGGCGTGGTTTACAAAGGTCTATACGCCTACCGCCGGTTGAGAAAGGTAAAGCATATGGAAAAAAGAATTCAGATTGACGGAAAGGAGGTGGGGTTTAGGGCTTCGGCCCTGACCCCGCGCCTTTACCGGCATAAAATCGGCCGGGACATGATCCAAGACCTTAATAAGCTGCAAAAGGCATACACAAAAGCGCTGCAGGGCGTCCATGCCAAAAAACCGGCAGAAGATGCGCCCGCCGAAGAGCGCGAGGCGTATGAAGCGCTGGTGCACGAATCTCAGCTGGATGTAACCGACCTCGAAATTTTTGAAAACGCCGCATACATCATGGCGCGGCAGTATGACGCCAACATCCCGGACACGCCGGAGGGGTGGCTCGACGGCTTCGAGACGTTTTCGATTTACGAGGTGCTTCCGGCGATCCTCGAACTTTGGGCGATCAACGCGCAGACGACAGCAAAGTCTAAAAAAAAATAAGACAGACTGTGCGTGAAGCAACCGGCGCGACCTTTATGCTCCGCTGCGCGGAGTTGGGACTAAGCCGCGAGGACCTCGACGATATGACGGTGGGCATGGTATACGATATGCTGATCGAGCAGGCGAATGACCAAGAAAAGTATCCGTATAAAGCAACGCAGGCGGATATTAACCGCTTTTTTCCGAAGGGGTGAGTAGATGGCGGATCGAATCAAGGGCATAACAATCGAAATCGGCGGCGATACGACCGCACTGTCTAAAGCGCTTTCGGGCGTGAACAAAGAGATCAACTCGACGCAAAAGCAGCTGCGCGACGTCGAACGGCTGCTGAAGTTGGACCCGGGAAACGTCACACTGCTCGAGCAGAAGCAGCGGCTTTTGGCGGACAGCGTGGAACAGACAAGGCAAAAATTGGACTCGCTGAAGAGCGCCGAAAAGCAGGTGCAGCAGCAGTTTGCGCAGGGAAAAGTCTCGCAGGCGCAGTACGATGCACTGCAGCGCGAAATCGTCGCTACGGAAGCGGATTTGCGAAAAGCCGAAAAGGCGGCGTCCAACTTTCAGGATGAAATCGCGCAATCAAAGGGAGAATCCGCTTTAAAACAACTTGGCGACGCGGCGTCCGAGACAGCCTCAGAGGTCAAAAAAATCGACGAGAAGCCGATCGAGGACGTAGAAGATGCGGCCAAGGACGCAGACGACGCGCTCGAAGAAGCGGGAGACAGTGCGTCCAGCTTCGCCGATCACCTCAAAGCCGATATACTTGTCGAGGGCATCAAGCAAATTGTTTCCGGAATTAAGGATCTGAACGAGGAAACCAAAGAGTACCGCAAGATCATGGGCACGCTGGAAACCTCCAGCGAGGCGGCGGGATACTCCGCGGAGGAGACAAGCGAGGCTTTTTCTCAACTTTACGGGGCGCTTGGGGACGATCAGTCCGCTGCCACAACAACGGCGAACCTGCAGGCGATTGGTGCGTCGCAAAAGGATATAAACAGTCTGATTTCGAGTGCCGTCGGCGCTTGGGCGAAATACGGGGACAGCATCCCGATCGACGGCCTTGCGGAATCGATCAACGAAACAATCCGCGCCGGACAGGTGACGGGCACCTTTGCGGACGTCCTGAACTGGGGCAGCAAAGAGGGCGAGACCTTCGGCGTGATGCTCAAGGAAAACACCGAGGAAAACGAGGAGTGGAACAAGGCGGTGCAAGAAGCTTCCAGCGCCGAAGATTTTTTTAATCTCGCATTGCAGGACGCTGAAACGCAGGCCGACCGGACAAACCTCGTCTTGCAGGCTATGGCCGATCAGGGCCTCAGTGATGTCGGCGATGCATGGTACAGCAACAACAAGGACATCGTAGACGCCAACAACGCGCAGCTCGAATTTACGAAAAAGGCATCCGAGCTTTCGGAACGTGTGCAGCCTGTACTTACAGCTGTGCAGGAGGGCATAAACGGCATTCTGCAGGCGATTTTGGATGCGACGGCAGGCATCGACATGGATACCATCGTCGGATACGTCCAGAACTTTTTTGACGCGGTATCGAACGTCGTATCCTTTTTGATCGAAAACAAGGAAATCGTAATCGGTGTAATCGGCGCGATCGGTCTCGCGCTGACTGCGCTGAAAATCGTCGAGTTTGTGCAAAGCGTGATCAGTGGTATTTCAGCAATTTCCGGTGCGCTGTCATTCCTTGCAGCAAATCCCGTCGTTCTCGCTATCGCGGGGATCGCTGCCCTGATCGCGGTGCTGGTGCTGATCGTCACAAAGGGAGAAGAGATCAAGGCGTGGTTGGCAGGCTTTAACGAGTGGCTGCAGGGCGTTTTTGCTACGGACTGGACCGAGATTTTCGGCCCCGTCTTAGGCAATGTGCTGAATGGATTTTTTGCGCTGCTGAAAGGCATCTGGGACGGCGTTTATCAGGTTCTTAACGGTGTAATCGATTTTATTCAAGGGATTTTCACCGGCAACTGGGAGCAGGCGTGGAGCGGTGTGCAGCAGATCGTCTCGGGCGTGTGGGACACCATCACCGGGATAATCACAGGCGCGTGCGACCTGATTAAAGGCATCCTTTTGGGGCTGGATAGCTGGCTGCAAGGCGTCTTTAAAACGGACTGGACGGAAATCTTCGGTCCGGGTCTGGGCGACATTATCAACGCTTTTATGAAAAATGTTGAAAACACATGGAACGCGATCAAGCAAATTTTTCAAGGTGTGCTCGATTTCATCAAAGGCGTTTTCACGGGCAACTGGAAGCAGGCGTGGCAGGGCGTCGTCAACATCTTCGGCGGCTTGTTTAACAGCCTCATCAACATGGTAAAGGCGCCGCTGAACGGCATCATCGGGCTTTTAAACGGCGCGGTCGGTGCGATTAACAGCTTGATCGGAGGTTTAAACTCGATCAGCTTTACCATGCCAAAATGGCTCGGCGGCGGGCATTTCGGCCTCAGTATCCCGTATATTCCAAATATACCGTATCTGGCAAAGGGCGGTATCCTCTCGCAGGGCTCGGCGATCGTCGGTGAGGCCGGACCGGAGCTGCTGACAATGATGGGCAACCGCGCCATGGTGCAGCCGCTCACCAGCAACACAACCAACCAGACCGACCTCGGCGGCGTCAATATCACGGTATACGGCGCGCCGGGGCAGGACGTGCGGGCGCTGGCGGACATCATTATGGATGAGATGCAGAATGCGACAGAAAGAAAGGCGGCGGTTTTCGGTGCATAAATTTTGGTTTGCCGGGCATTGCTGCCGCGAGTACGGCATCTATGTGAGCGGCGAAAACACCTTCAACGGCCCCGAAAGGGGCTATGAGCTTGTGTCCATCCCCGGGCGGTCCGGCGATCTGATCCGAGATAACAAGCGGTATAAAAACATAACGGTTTCATATCCCGCTTTTATCCACAAAGACTTTCTGCGGAATACGGACGCGGCGCGCATGTGGCTCCTCGGCTCGCCGATGACATACCAAAAGCTGGAGGACGACTACCACCCGGACGAATACCGAATGGCGGTTTTTACCGGGCCGTTGGATTTTGACACACGGTTTTTAAATCGGTCGGGCGAAATGACACTGAATTTTAATTGCAAGCCACACCGGTATATCAAGTCCGGCACATGGTTGCAGGCGCTTGAAAACGGACAAATCCTCCTGAACAACTGGGACGAATCGCTGCCGTTGATTCAGATCACGGGCAGCGGAAGCGGCGTGCTGACGGTCGGCGGCGTTACCGTGACGATCGACAGCATGGACGGAAGCCTGACGCTGGACGCCGAAACGCAGAACGCCTACAGCGGCCTTGAAAACAAAAACGGCACAATCCGCATCGCGGGCGGAGAGTTTCCGACCCTGCCCGCCGGTGAAACGCGGATTACTTGGAGCGGCGGCGTCACTGCGGTGGAGATCACGCCGAGATGGAGGTCCCTATGAAACCGATTCTTTTTCCGTCCACCGCGACGGAGTTTAACACGCACGGTCTCGGTGTCCTGACGGATGCGATCAGCTGCACGGTCACCGAGGAGCGCAACGGCGCTTTCGAGCTGACGATGCAATACCCGGATACCGGCGTGCATTTTGACGAGATCACGGACCGCTGCATCATCTATGCAATCCCGAGCCCATACCGGGCGCCGCAGCCTTTCCGCATTTACCGGATCACGCGTCCGATGGACGGCATTATCATGGTGTACGCGCAGCATATCACCTACGACCTTTCTGGCGTGCCGCTCAATCCTTTTACAGCGATCAACGCACCGGACGCGCTTTCAAAGCTCAGTCTCAACGCGGCGGTGGATAGTCCCTTCACTTTTTGGACGGACAAGTCTACCGTCGCATCTTTTAGTGTCTCGACACCGTCGTCGACGCGCTCGGTTCTCGGCGGTTCATCCGGCTCGATTCTCGACGTGTACGGCGGTGAGTACGAGTGGGACGGATTTACCGTCCGCTTTTACGGCCATCGCGGCTACGACAACGGCGTCGTGATTAGCTACGGCAAAAACCTGACGGACATCGAGCAGGACCGCAACATCTCCAACGTGGCGACCGGCATCTATCCGTATTGGACAAACGCCGAGGGTGCGCTCGTGACCTGCGACCCAAAGATTGTTAACGCGCCGGGCACGTATGACTTTACGCGCGTCGTGCCGGTGGATTTTTCCAACGATTTTGAGACGCAGCCGACGCCGGAGCAGCTGCAGGCGCGCGCGGGAAAGTATGTCGAGGACAACAAAATCGGCATCCCAAAAACGAGCATCACGGCGTCTTTTGTCCAACTCGAGCAGTTTCCTGAGTACGAGGACCTTGCACTGCTCGAAAAGTGCGACCTGTGCGACACGGTGACGATCCGCTACCCACAGCTCGGTGTGGAGGCAAAGGCTGAGATTGTCAAAATCGAGACGGACGTGCTGCTTGAGCGGTACAACTCCGTCGAGATCGGCGACGTGCGCACCAACATCGCGGACACTATCGTCGGGCAGCAACAGGAGATCAAGCAAAAACCGAGCGAGACTTACTTGCGCGAGGCAGTGCTTGCGCTTACGGAGACCATCCTCGGCGCATCCGGCGGCGCGGTGCGCTTGCTGGACACCAACAACGACGGCATGCCGGACACGCTGTACATTGCGGATGATCCGGACCCGACCAAGGCGCGCAAGGTGTGGAGATTTAACCACGAGGGATGGGGCGCGAGCAATAACGGATACAACGGGCCGTTTTCCTACGGAGCCACGTTGGAGAACGGCATGGTCGCCGATTTTATCACAGCCGGCACACTCAACGCTGATCTCGTCAACATCACTAACTTGATCTCCGACCATGTTGTAAGCCGAAACGGAAGGTTTGAGATGGACCTGTGGGCGGCGGTGCTCAAGCTGATGGAAAACGATAACCTGCGCGTGCGCATATACTCGACAGGTCAAGGCGCTGGAGGCATTGTGCAGGTCTTTTCCGGCACCGTGACAAATGAGGGAGGCCTAGGCGAGGACGGCTCTTACTCGTACCTCGGGCCGACCGGCGCAGGCGTGGGCGAAAAAAGCGACGGAAGCTATACCGGGACGTTTAGCGCCGGAACGCTGGTCGTCTACAACGCGGTGAAAACCGAAAGCGGAAAAGCGATCCTGTCCGTAGTAAACGGGCAGCGCATTGGGCACTTTGACCGGCTCGCCATCGGCGGAAACGCAGATTTTGGTGTGGAGTGGGTATGGGACGCGCAGCTCAACCGCTACGTGCTCTGCAGCAATAACTCGTAGGGGAGGACGATAAAAAATGCCAATTGAAACAACGGCGGCGCTGCGCGTCGACTTGCTCGACCCGGGCGCGCCGCAAATCATACACGCGGTACAGGACGACAGCAACAGCCGCAAAATCGCTTTTAACATCTACGCGGGCGGCGCGCAGTGGGCTGTGCCAGACGGTACGCTTGTGACCGTCCGCTACAAAAAACCGGACGGCACCGCAGGCTTTTACGACACGCTGCCCGACGGCAGCACGTCGGCTGCTACGATCGACGGCAACGTCGTGATCGTGGCCCTTGTGCCGCAGGCTTTTACGGTGCGCGGAAACGTGCCGGTACAAATCAAGCTGTACGATAGTGCGGGCACCAGCATTGCGACGTTTGCGGTCGTGATGCACATCTCGGCCAACGTCGTCTCAGACGCGGAGATCGTCTCGTCGGATTATTATAGCGTCCTGACCAAGCAGATCACCGACGTACTCGCGGCGGCGGAGGGGATCGAGGACAACGTCACTGCCGCGCAGGCAGCGGCAGAACAGGCATCATCTTCGGCCAACGCAGCAGCAGACTCCGCGACAGCGGCGGCCGGCTCGGCGAGTACAGCCTCCACCGCGGCCGGGCAGGCGCAGACAGCGGCCACCAATGCGGGACAGTCCGAAACCAACGCAGCCACCAGTGCAAGCGACGCGGAAGACGCCAAGAGCGCAGCAGAGACGGCAGCCGGCAGCGCCAGCGGCGACGCGGCTGCGGCCGAAAACGCGAAAACGGCAGCGCAGACCGCGGCAACGAATGCGGAAAACGCGGCGGCGCCTGTGCTTGCCATACTGTCCAGCGGGGCCGGCGCGCATAACTCCATCTACCGCGGCAAAAACCTCGGTACGAGCGTGACCGCCGCACAATGGGCGGCTATTGCGGATGGTAGTTTTACCGACCTGTACATCGGTGATTACTGGGTAATTGATAGCGTCAACTGGCGTATTGCGGCGTTTGATTACTACTACAATACGGGAGATACCAATTGTACCACCCATCATGTCGTAATTGTCCCCGACACGAGCCTGTACGCTCATGCCATGAACGACACGGACATCACTACGGGCGGCTACATCGGATCTAAGATGTACACGGAGGGGCTTGCGGAAGCGAAAACAAAAATCAACAGCGCATTTGGCTCAAGCCATATCCTGTCCCATCGTCAGTTGCTCGTCAATGCCGTTACTGACGGTAAGCCGAGTGACGGCTCTTGGTACGACAGCACGGTTGAGCTTATGGCCGAGCAAAATGTCTACGGCGGTAAGATTTTTAGTACTGGTAACAATGGATCGATCATTCCGAATCTGTACACTATTGACAAGTCTCAGTTTCCACTTTTTGCTCACGACCCGTCTATGATCTCTAATAGGCAATGGTTTTGGCTGAGAGATGTTGTATCAGCTGTCAGTTTCGCCCGTGTCGACGCCAATGGCCTTTCGACCTACCACAACGCTTCTGACGATAGCGGTATTCGCCCTGCGCTCTCGATAATTGGCTAAGGGGTAAGGAACGGTATCTCTCTTGGCTCGATGCGCCGGAGACGCGGACAATCCCCGCACCGCCGGTGTGGCTGGATAAACTTTAAATTTTGAGGAGCAAAAAATGACGGAAGCAATTACAGTGGCATTGATTACGGGCGGATTATCGCTGATCGGCGTAATCATAGCAAGTATCGCTGGAAACCGGCGGACAGAGCAAAAAATCCAAGTCGCGCAGGCGGTAACGGACACAAAAATTGACGAACTCACGCGGGAGGTGCGCAAGCACAACGGCTTTGCCGAAAAGATACCCGTCATACAGGAGCAGATCAAGGTCATCAACCACCGCATCGCGGACCTAGAAGACGAAAGGAAGGATCACCCATGAAAACGAAGTGGAAAAATTGGCTCAAGGCCGCGGGCGTCCGCGCCGTAAAAACAATCGCGCAGACCGCTGTCGCGACGATTGGCACCTCTGCGGTGCTCGGTGAGGTGGACTGGATCGTGGTAGCCAGCGCGTCGGTGCTCGCCGGCGTGCTCTCGCTCCTCACAAGCGTTGCCGGCCTGCCGGAGTTGCCCGACACGGACGGCGACGGTTTTCCGGGTCAATAAAGGACAATCCGAAAAGAGGTGATATAAATTGTTTATGCACGAGATCACATTGGACGGATACGCTGCACAGTGTGCCGAACAGCCGATCCGCCTCGGCACGGCGGGCAGCTACGGCGTGGAGACATTGAGCGTGATGCGCAAGGGAGAATGGGTAGATTACGATATTATCGTCGCTTTCCACCCGCCAAAAGGAGAATCCGTGCAAATACGCCTTGGATCGGATAATGCCGTGTCTGTCCCTGCGGAGGCCACTGCGGTTGCAGGCACGGGAGAGATCACGTTTGCAGGATATACGGACGGCGTGCGCCAGATCTCCGTGAGCCAAATCTATCGTGTGGCAGTAAGCGCGGGCACGGAGGGGATCGCCCCCGCAGAACCTACGCCGGACGTGGTACAGCAGATTTTGTCGGCAGCGAATGAAGCGGATAGCAAAGCTGAACAAGCTCAAAAAGTTGCTCAAAGCGTCCGTGATGACGCTGATGCAGGTAAATTTAATGGCCCGCAAGGCCCTAAAGGTGACGCTGGACCCATCGGCCCGCAAGGTCCGCAAGGCCCTAAAGGCGACACCGGCCCTACCGTAGCACTGGACACCACCCTCACCCATGAGGGCGAAGCCGCTGACGCAAAAGCCACAGGTGACGCTATCAGCGCAGTCAAGGAACGGCTTGACGAAATACCTAAAATTGACGACACAGCCATCACCACCACAAGCCCATGGAGCAGCAAGCAGATCGTGGACACCTTATGTCCTCCAATCGAGGAGACCGGAAACCCCGTTGTGTGCTATCCCGTGGAAGGCTATCCGTTGGATGTGACTGTCAGTTGGGGGCCTACGCAGGAGGGGAGCGGTGAGCCATCCCCTGATAATGTCCGCCCGATTAAGGGACGGGACGGCGTGACGATTACCCGGCAGAAGGATAATCAAGTGATTACGCTCACCCTGCCGGAGACCGTGTATGGCGGTGAGGTGGACGCGGTGAGCGGCGAGGGACAGGAGACGTGGAAAACTATCAATTTACCTAAAACAGGATGGTTAAAGGATAATTCTGCAACGTTTACTCGATTTAATAATTATACCGCGCTGGAAGCTCCCGCTAACAGCAAAGAGCAATTTAAAAATATTCTGTGCAATATTTTGCCATCAAAAAATACCGCAGATGACGATACGGCAATCCAGTTAGAAAGTGCGAATGCCAGAATGTTGAGGATTTCCGTGAGCGGAATTAAAACACTTGATGATTTTTTGAGTTTTCTCGACGCCTATTCCGTGCAAGTCTGCTACAGGCTGGCAGAGCCTCTACCGTTCACCGCGACAGGCGCACGGCCCATCCCCGCGCTTGCGGGTGCGAACACCGTGCTGACCGATGCCGACAGCGTAAGTGTATCCGGCCGTGCCGACCTAATTTACATCATAAAAACGCAAGAAAAATGAAAAGGAGGATAAATAAATGGTACCAATCCGCGAAAATCTTTTGAGCCAGAGCAAATACGATTTGAAAGTTCCGGTGGAGTCCTGCGCTAAGGACATGAAGTACATTGTCGTCCACAACACGGCGAACGATGCTTCTGCCGCGAATGAAGTCGCGTATATGATTCGCAACGACAGCTCTACGTCGTTTAACGCGGCGGTCGATGACAAGGAGATCGTCATTGGTATCCCGCTGAACAGAGGTGCGTTTGCTGCAGGGCAGCGCGATGGCAATGCACATGGTATTCATATCGAGATTTGCTATTCGCTCTCGGGCGGTACGCGTTTCGATAAGGCCGAAAAGAACGCCGCAGAGTATATCGCAAAGCTGCTCACCGAGCGCAAGTGGGATATTTCGCACGTGAAGAAGCATCAGGACTTCGACGGCAAATATTGCCCGCACCGCACGCTCGACAAGGGCTGGCAGCGCTTTTTGAACATGGTGAAAAGCTACATGACGGCGAGCACACCGGCAGCATCCACACCTGCATCCGGCACCTTCAAGCCGTACCTCATTCGCAAAAACTGCCGTGACCCGCTGAACATCCGCAAGGGTCCGGGCACGAATTACGGCGTGCGGGGCCAGATCAAGGACACGCTGCGCTATACGATTGTTGAAGAGCGCAGCGGCCCCGGCTCCGCCAAGGGCTGGGGCCGTCTCAAAGCCGGCGGCTGGGTCGCGAAGGACTGGGTGAAGAAGGTCTAA